ATAGTGAAGGTGTCAGGTATGATGAACCCAAACTTAAGATGATGGGTATTGAAGCAGTTAAGTCTTCTACACCTGCCCCATGTAGGAAAATGATTAAGGATGGTCTTAAGATCATGATGAGTGGGACTGAAGAGGATGTAATTAAGTTTATTGATAATGCTAGAAAGGAATTCAAGTCACTTCCTCCAGAAGATATTGCTTTCCCTAGAACAGTATCAGATGTAAAAAAATACAAAGCACACTCTACAATATATGGGAAAGGAACTCCTATACATGCAAGAGGTGCTCTTCTCTTCAATCATTATATAACAGAAAATAAATTGAATAATAAATATTCACTCATTCAAAATGGTGAAAAAATTAAGTTCTGTTATCTAAAAAAACCAAATGTCATTCATGAAAATGTAATATCATTCATTCAGGATTTTCCTAGAGAACTTGGACTTGACAAGTATGTAGATTATGATCTACAATTTGAGAAATCTTTCTTAGAACCACTCAAGATTATTCTTGATGCAATAGGATGGAATGTGGAGAAAACTGTTAATTTGGAATTATTCTTTGGTTGATATGGATTTTTTAAAAGATATTGTAAAGGAGATTGGTAATGACTACACCCAACTCGCATCAGATATTGATGAAACTGAAACATATGTGGACACAGGTTCGTACATTTTTAATGGACTTGTTTCAGGTTCTATATTTGGTGGCGTATCTGGCAACAAGATTACCGCTATTGCTGGTGAAAGTAGTACAGGGAAAACTTTTTTCTCTCTCGCTGTGGTTAAGAATTTCCTTGATTCTAATCCCAATGGGTATTGTCTCTATTTTGATACTGAAGCTGCAGTCAATAAGTCTCTTTTAAAATCAAGAGGTATAGATCTAAATAGAGTGGTAGTTGTGAATGTAGTCACAATTGAAGAGTTTAGATCAAAGGCACTGAAGGCAGTAGATATATATCTTAAGAAAGACACAGATGAGAGAAATCCCTGTTTGTTTGTGTTAGACTCTTTAGGTATGCTTTCTACAGAGAAAGAGATCAGGGATGCCTTAGATGATAAACAAGTCAGGGACATGACCAAATCCCAACTTGTTAAGGGTGCATTCAGAATGCTCACTTTGAAACTTGGTCAAGCAAACATTCCACTAATAGTTACAAACCATACCTATGACGTCATTGGATCTTACATACCTACAAAAGAAATGGGAGGAGGCAGTGGACTCAAGTACGCAGCTAGTACAATCATATATCTTAGCAAGAAAAAAGAGAAGGATGGCAAAGAAGTCATTGGAAACATTATCAAAGCAAAGACGCATAAATCACGTTTGAGTAGAGAGAATAAAACAGTTGAAGTACGTCTATACTATGATGATCGTGGTCTTGATCGTCACTATGGTCTATTGGAACTGGGTGAGATTGGAGGACTCTGGAAAAATGTGGCAGGAAGATATGAGATTGGAGGAAAGAAATTATACGCTAAACAAATACTTTCAGAACCAGAGACCTATTTTACTGATGAAATAATGCAAGCACTTGATGAGATAGCACAAAAGGAATTTAGTTATGGAGAAAATTGAGTTTCTAATTCTTAGAAATCTCATATTTAATGAAGAGTATACTCGCAAAGTAATCCCTTTCATTAAGGATGAATATTTTGAAGAACAGAAACAAAAAATTATATTCCAAGAGATATCATCTTTTATTGAGAAGTATAATAAACTAGCTACTAAAGAAATACTTTCTATTGAAGTAGAAAAACGTAGTGATATCAATGATTCTCTTTTCAAAGAGATAGTAGATATCATTTCATCTTTTGAAGATGAGGTTGGTGAATTACAATGGTTGATAGACTCCACTGAAAAATGGTGTAGAGATCGTGCTATATACTTAGCATTGATGGAATCTATACAGTTAGCAGATGGTAAAGATAGTAGTAAGGATAGAGGTAGTATTCCTACTATTTTGTCTGATGCTCTAGCTGTTTCTTTTGATAATCATATAGGTCATGATTATTTACAGGACTATGAAGAAAGATTTGAATCATACCATAGGAAGGAAGACCGTATCCCATTTGATCTTGAATATTTTAACAAGATTACGAAAGGGGGTTTACCAAATAAAACTCTCAACATTGCTCTTGCTGGCACAGGTGTTGGAAAGTCTTTATTCATGTGTCATGTGGCTAGCAGTGTCCTCCTCCAAGGAAAAAACGTACTCTACATCACTCTTGAGATGGCAGAGGAGAAGATTGCGGAAAGGATTGATGCTAATCTACTTAATGTCAATATTCAAGACATAACAGATCTACCCAAACCTATGTTTGATACTAAGGTTGAAGATCTTGCTAAGAAAACACAGGGAACTTTGATCATAAAAGAATATCCTACTGCATCTGCACACTCAGGACATTTTAAATCATTGTTGAATGAACTAGCATTGAAGAAATCATTCAGACCTGATATAATATTCATTGATTATTTGAACATATGTGCATCTTCAAGGTATAAAGCAAATGGTAATGTTAACTCGTATTCCTACATTAAAGCGATTGCAGAGGAACTTAGGGGACTGGCTGTGGAAGCGAATCTACCAATTGTCAGTGCTACTCAAACTACTCGTTCTGGTTATGGTTCTAGTGATGTTGAGCTTACTGACACTTCAGAATCCTTTGGACTCCCTGCTACTGCTGATCTTATGTTCGCTCTCATATCTACTGAGGAATTGGAATCCTTAAATCAAATATTAGTTAAGCAATTGAAGAATAGATACAATGATCCTACTGTCAGAAAAAGATTTGTGGTGGGTATTGATAGAGCAAAGATGAGATTGTATGATTGTGAACAAACTGCACAAGAGGATGTAGTTGACAATGGAGATAAAGAGCAGTATAATCATAAGGAAGAAAAAGCAAAAAAATCATTTGATCAATTCAAATTCTAATTATGTCAGTTGATACACAAAAATATCTTCAGTTTGTTGAGGGTGTAACAAGCAATGAAAGTCTACACTATCCAGCACTCATTGCTAGAATGAACAATTTAGAACTAGAGGATGATTGTAATGTTCCTCAGTTATTGACTGCTGCACTTGGGTTGACTGCAGAGTCAGGTGAGTTTACTGAAATAGTCAAGAAGATTTTACTACAGGGTAAGCCTTACAATGAAGATAATGTCTTCCATATGAAGAGAGAGTTGGGTGACATCTGTTGGTATATTGCACAGGCATGTATGGCACTAGATACTTCCTTTGATGAGATACTTGTATTGAATGTAGATAAGTTAAAGAAGAGATATCCTGGTGGTGAGTTTGATGTAACTAAGTCAGAGAACAGAAAGGAGGGTGATATCTAAATATTTAAAAAGTATTCATAATGGCTAAGGTATTTAAGGAGGAGCAAGAAAAGTGTTCTATCATTACAACTTATTATGCCATTGAAAAAAATGCAGATCTAACTCCAGATAAAGATATAGAATTAAAAACTACATTAACTGAAGTTTATCCTAACATGCCACAAGATTGGTATGTTACTTTTTTAAATCAAGCTGCATCTTTAAAAAGTGCTTTAGCAAAAACCACTAAGTTAAAATATGGTTGGTATGATGGAAAGGAAGGATGGGCTCGTGGTATCATAGATAATAATAAAGTAAGTTATATAATGGGTGAGATATGGGATATTTTTACTCCTGCTCAAAAACAGGTTTTTGGTGGTCAAAAAGATTCTTGGAATACAGCAGATGTCTTTGTTGTTAATGGTGATCAAGAAAAAAATATTTTGAATAGAGTTAAAGAATTGCAAAAACAATTTGAAGAACCAACACCACCTGAAATTTTTGTGGGAACTCTTAATGCTTATCTATCTCAGTTGGTTGGAAGTAATATTCTTTTTCCAATTTCTCTTAAGAAGCAAACTAAAAATGCTCCAGTAAAAGTAACACCTACTAATGTAATTCCTGTTCCAGTAGAAGGTATATCTGCCACTGGTGGGAAATTTTTAGCTAAACCATATAGTTATTTTGAAATATCTGATAGGGGTGGTAAGATAAATTTTAAAGGTAATTCATTATTTTTTAAGGCTCAATTTACAGTTGGAGCATATCCATATAATTATCAGATAGAACAGAGAATGCAAGGTAAGAGTTCAAAAGCTGAGGTAAAGGATTTAGTTGTTAAGGGCAATAAAGGTAAGAGAGGACCAGCAGATGCTCAAACTGGTAATGTTCCAATGCCATTGATGAAACAACTGATTAAAGAATATAGTGGTGAGGGGTATGATGATAAGATAACAGGTAAGTTGGATGAAAAGTATTGGGTTCCTTATTTTGTGAGCATATACAATGCGTCTAAAAGTTCTTTTGATTTGGGAACTCTGCAAATCATGGGAGAATCACGCACTCCTGAACAATTTATGAAGCAAGCTATACAAATAGATAACATGACTGATAAGCAAGTGAGAGTTCTTTATAAAGCATCAAAGAATGCATTCTCATCTAAACTTAGAAATAAATTAAGACATCTTAGAACTATAAAATCTATTTTAAGTGCTCAACAAAAAGGTAATGCATTTTCTAGGTTTTTGATGTATATTTATTTTAGAGCAGCTAAGATGAATATCAATCAAGGGGACTTAGTTGGTCCTTTCTTAAAGGTTTCCTCTTGACACTTATGCTATAATATTACTATGATTGATCTAAGAATTGGCGACTGCATAGAGTTAGCAGAAGAACTTGATGATGACTCTATTGACTGCACTGTAACCTCACCACCATACAACAAACAAAAGATTGGTGGTGGATTGTTTCGTAAAATTGAATACCAAGACTTTGATGACTCCTTACCAGAGGATGTATATCAAGAAAAGCAGATAGAACTGCTTAATATTCTTTATGATAAGACTAAAGAAGGTGGTTCTTTGTTCTATAATCACAAGGTCAGGTACTTAAATGGTGGTGCTACATCACCTTGGCAGTGGTTGACAGAGACTAAGTGGCACATCAGAGAGGAGATTATATGGAACAGAGGAAGTGGTCCTGAGATATCTGGGTATAGATTCATTCAGATAGATGAGAGAGTATTCTGGTTATGTAAAGGTTCTAAGCACCCTAAGTTACCCAGAAGGTCAGTAAATTATGGTAGTGTATGGAAGTTTGGACCTGAAATGAGGAACCCACACCCTGCACCATACCCAATTATCCTCCCATTGAGGTGTATTCAGGGTGTAATGCAAGAACCTGGTGTGGTATTAGACCCTTATAGTGGTTCTGGTACTACAGGACTAGCAGCAAAACTCCTTGGGCATGATTATATTGGGTTTGATTTGTCAGAAGAGTATCATGATATGGCAAGAGAAAGGTTTGAAACACCATCAGAAAATGATTTGAGAAAGTTTAGAGAAG